TCAGTCGGGCTCCCTTGCAAAGTACCGCGCGGCCTTTTTCAGGATATCCCGTTCTTCTTCGGTGCGTTTTAGCTGCGCCCGGAGTTTCAGGATCTCGCTTTTAGCTTCCAGTAAATCCCGGGCATGCTGCTCGTTGTTATTAGGTTTGATAGCCCGTAGCCACTTGTAGAGGCTGTGTGCTGAAACGCCCAGACGGTCAGATACTTCGGCAACGGAATAACCGCGTTCCGTTATCTGACGGACGGCTTCTTTCTTAAATTCAGGTGTAAATTGTGGTGTGCCCATACGCTCCTCCTATGCTCAAACTATAGGGCAGGATCGTCTACCGGGGCGGGGTCAGTCCATGAAGCTGGCAGGTGTGACGGGGAGGGCGTTGAGTACCAAAAAAGGCTCGATTTCAATAAACTCCCCTTCCCCTAATGGGGAAGGGTATGGGGCTTATTTAAATACTCTTTCGGCTATTTGTACTTCTAAACCTTTGGTTAAGATACCTGTTGTAGCATATTTGAATAACATTTCACTTGTTTCTTCTATGCGAGTATCACCTGAATAGTCATTGTTATACATTTTTTTGATTTTATCATGATAATAAGCCGCGAGCTTTTTAGCTTCAACTTCGCTTAAAAACTTCCTGGCAATGGCTATATGCCCTTCTGAAAGAGCAACTAAAGGATATCCATCGATAACCTTAACTTTACCTCCGTCTAGTCGAGATAAAATTTCCTCAGCCTCTCCAAATAGTCTAAATGCCTCAGTGCTACTCTCGCTCTGTAATGCGATGATTATTTTTAGTTGCGCAAAAGCATGCTCAATTTGAGGTGAGTTAGGATAGGCTTCATTTGCTGTTTTTAATTTCTCATAGGCTTCAGGATACATCCCGAAATCTCGAAGTGCGATGCCATATTGCATCAAGTATAACCCTTCGTTTTCGAGATCCTTTTCAAACTTATTATATAAAGATAACGTTTTTTCCTTATCTCCTTTTAATAATTTTCTTAAGTTCTTGGAGTTTACTAATGATTTGTAAATGGCGGCTTCAGATTTTATAACGTGTTTAACTATTGGGTATTCATAAACTGTAAATGACGTTATGTATGCTTCAAGGATGTTATATATATATTGTGTGTCGAGAAATTGATCGAATATTTTTTCAACATATGCATAATGCCTGGTTTCTACATTTCCATTTTTATAAAATAAGATGCCATCCATTTGTTTAACGAGTTCGCTTACATTTGCATTTAGGTTTAGATGCTGCAGCGCTCTAGTTAGCGTTGTCTCGTGTGCGTTGGTTCTTTGGTAACTTGCAATACCGCTTAATGCAAGCAAGGCTTTATGTGATTCTGTAGGGATGTTCTGAAAATCTCTTCTAATGATCTGATAAAAGCCTTCACCCAATGTTGTCTCCATTAGACCTATAAGCAACTGCTTCCTTGAGTTGGTAACTAATTCCTTAATTCTCTCACTAGGAGTCATTCTCTCTAATCGAGTCCAGTTACCATACTGTCTTATTTTTGTTAGTATTTTCCTTGCATCACTTCTGTTTATTAAAGATATGTCTTTTGTTTTGTATCGTGTGGATTCAAAATATTCCTTAGCTCTATACGACCAAATTTGCTTGCTCTCTGTGCCAACAAAAATACCTTTCATTAGTTTTTGTTCACTAAGTATTTCACCAATAATTTGAGCTGAGTCTGCTATTCTTTCAATAAATACTAGGTATTTTTGGGGGCTTTTCTTCTCTAATTCATTAATTAAATCTTTTAAGTTGGCATTGATATTTTCCACATAATAAACAGGGGTGTTATGCTCAGAAATTTTTAGGGCAATTTGTTTTGCTAAAGTGGTTTTTCCTGAGCCGGCGGAACCAAAAATACAGTAAAGATTGATGTTTGAATACTCTTGATTTTTGAGTAATGAATAAATTTCTTCATAAATAATTCTCGTATTTTCCAGTTCGGCTGGTACTTTGTCAATAATGTCTTTCCATGTTGGCTTAAAGCCTTTAAAGAAGTTTCTTATTGGGTTTCCACTATCTCTTTCATTCATGATTTGAAGGCAAGCGCGATTTATAGGTACGACTTCCTTAAAAATACGCATGTATTTTTCTTCATCATCATCTGCGGAAACATTATATTCAGGCCTGCTTCGTTTTAAGGTTTGTACCGGCGTTAAAGGGGTAGGAAACTCACTTTCAAGCCAGGATACAAAATCTGATAAAGTGGCTGAAATATGTTCTATATTGGATGATTTTAAACTTGCAATATCTATCGGGGAAGCAGAAGGTGTGATTACGTAACTTCTTTGTTCTTCGCTCTGTGTAGCGCCTCTATATCGTTCGATTTGATGGTAGAAAAGAGGTTCGTCTAATTTAGAGCCGATAAATAAAAATTTATAGTTGAAGAAGTCACTGCCTAGCTCTTTATACCATAATGGTGGTTTTGCTGATGCAGCCCCGTACTCTTGTGGTGAAAAAATATACCCTTCGTTAGGTTTTTTTACATCACCATTTAATTTTATATAGTCTAGTTTATGAAATAACTGATCGGGTGGAGATACTTTTTCGTTACGAGATCTTATGTACAAATGCTGCTTTGAATTTCGATCTAGGGCTTTTTCAAAAGCATCGTCAATATTAAGGGTGTAAATTCTGGCAAAAACAAATTTTGATAGCGTATTATATTCTTTAGATGGGGTGCAATTTCGAAAATAGCTATCTAAAATGGTATGTATTCTCTCTCCTAAAATAGGTCTGCAAGCAGAGTATACTCGAGATAATGTTTCTCCAGAATATGGGAGTTGTGCTTGCTCTGCTAGTATTTTTGCTAGCTCTTCGCCGAGAGGAACTTGTTTACGCGTTTGTGTTAACGAGCCGAACGAGGAACCTGCTCCTAACAGAAGCATAATTCTTCCTTCTGACAAAGCTTGCTTAATATCATTATTCATATATATTCCTTGGGAGATTATTATTCAATTACTTATGTGCTTGTACAAAACTACCCCACCAATCCATAAGTTCTATACGCTTTTTCAAGTAGGTTGAACGATTATATGCTCTTCGGACTTCATTTTTTTCGATATGTGCTAGGGCTGCTTCAATCACATCTGAATATAACCCTGCTTCATTCATTGCGGTACTAGCAATTGAATGTAATCCATGGGCAACTAACTGATTACCAAACCCAATTCTTTTCAGAGCAGCATTTACAGTTTGGCTATTCATAGGTTGCTTTGGGTTATTCCTGCTTGGGAAAACATGTTCCCGATGCGCGCTAATAGGTGTCATCACATCCAGAATTTCTATTGCCTGCGGTGGCAAAGGTACAATGTGCTCACGCTTAGCCTTCATCCGTTCGGCTGGAATAGTCCAGAGCTTTGCATCGAGATCGATCTCTGTCCAACGAGCTCCGGAGGCCTCAGAAGGGCGCACGAGCGTCAGGAGTTGCCATTCAATGAGACAGCGAATCGGAACAGATAAATTTGTCATGACTAAAGAACGCATCAACTTCGGCAGTTCTTCTGGCCGGAGCGTAGGCATGTTTTGTTTTTTAGGCTTCTCAAAGGCCATTCCAATACCTGATGCTGGGTTAGCATCAATCAGACCAGTGTTTATGGCATAAACCATTATCTCGTTAATGCGCTGCACCAGTCGATGTACAGTCTCAAGCGCCCCACGAGCTTTAATTGGCTCTAGCGCTTCAACCAAAGTTCGGGCTTTGATTTGCTGAACGGGGATATTGCCGATGGCAGGGAATACATCTTTCTCCAATGAACGCCAAATGTCTTTTGCGTAATCAGGGGTAACGCTTTTGCTTTTGAGCTGGAACCAGTTAGCGGCGACCGTTGAAAAAATACTATCCAGAGCGATTTGCTGCTGTTCCTCTGCAACTTCGGCCTGAATTTGTGGGTCAATTCCGTTGGCTAACAAGGTAAGGTAATCCGCTCTTAACCCTCGGGCGTCAGCAAGTGAGAGGGCGGGGAAAGCTCCTAGCCCCATCATTGTCCGCTGTTTTGTCGCCGGACGTTGGTAACGGAAACGCCAGAGCTTTTTCCTGCTGGTTTTCACTATCAGGAAAAGGCCATCGCCATCATGCAATGTTAGATCCTTCTCTAACGCTTTAACGCGCAAAACTTGGGTGTTGCTCAGGAGGCGTGTTGTCCGTGCCACTTTGGCCGCTCCTTCATGAATTGGTATACGCTTTTGGGTATACATCCTACCGTATACCTAAACGTATACCAATAATCACCGGATTTTGATGGATGTTCTCGGACAACAACAGACACAAAAAAGCCCGCAGGGCTTGCGCCGTGCGGGCTCTCAGGACTTCATCGGATGACTCTGGTAATCACCGATGGAGAATTTTGGTGGAGCTGGCGGGAGTTGAACCCGCGTCCGAAATTCCTACATACCATTTATATTATAGTGAAAATAGATATTTACGTTTTAAATCAGTGAATTAGTCTTATCTTGTGTTTGGCTGTTTTATGTGATTTTAAAGTTCTGCCGCCAATTTGTCGCCAGTTTTATAGTATGGGGTTATCTATCTTTTTATATTCAAATAGCATATCAATACTTCTTTCGAGTTTGTAAAAATCAGTTAAGGGGTATAGTTTTACAATGTCCTCTTCGAAGTTTTTAATTCCAGACAGTTTTTCTTGACTTTGAAGATATCTCTTTGACATCATCAATTCTATTGAATTTTCTGTTATTGATGAATGATCTAATGTTTTTAAGACCTGCCACGAAATAGGTGGCGTAAAGTCGAATAATGTGGAGAGTTTAGGGCAAAAATTTTGTTTTACCGTTTGTTCATATGTAACTTTGGGTGGAAATACAACATTTATTGAGCGGTTACTTAATCGTGAATTAGGCATTTTTGTAGAGAAGTAAGCTACACCGACAATTTTCGAGTAAGTTTTTCTACTAATCCATTGCATCAACAAATTAGGGATAATGTACTCTTGTATGAATGTTGCAGAACGATGATTTTTTAAATAATTACATGCAATAATTAAAGGCCAGAAAATGAGATAAGAGGCCTTTACTCTATTTGTTTCGGCTAGTTTATTTTCGTCGGCGTAATTTGGTGAGGGATGTAACAAAAGCTGTGATGCAAAGTTTAAGACTTTATATTCAGTTTCACTGGTAGTAAATGATGAAATAAAAAGCTTGTCAAAATCTGGTTTTCCCATCTCCTGCCAACAAACATAAACAGAAGTGCCAAGATATAAACATGGTAAGCCAGCGACTGAATATCTTTGTGCACTAACAAAATGTCTATTGGAGAATGGAATATGGAAAATTTCATCTCTTGACGTTAGAGGATTTTCACTTTTTCTAACTCGAAATAATGGTTTTTTATGATTGCAAATGCTACTGAGTGGAGTAGTGATGCGATGTATGTGTTGGATTGTTGAGTTATCAGAGAATGTTTTATCAAAGTGGTCATATGCTGACTTGATATCACCTGATAAAAAACTTTCAAGTGATAATGTTATTCCATTTTGAATGTTCTTAACTTTGCTGATTAATTCATCAAAATTCGGCATCCCATCTTTATTGTTGCTTTTGTATTTAATTATTGTTTTTAGATACTTATCGCAACGTTCAGTGAAGTCACTTATTATATCTCTATGTACTATAAGTGGAGGGTTTAATTTTGGTTCGGAAATGACTTGTTTTAATAATGAGTTTAAATGGTTCTCAAATAACTTTTCTTTATTGACTTTGTTTTTAATATCCATTTTGGTAAGCTCAAATAGTTAACATATGTAAAGGGTTTTTGGTAACGGCATCTTCAAGATGGTCTGGGGAAAAATGAGAATAAACCATTGTCATTTTTATATCTGTATGACCGAGAATCTCTTTAAGAACAAGTATGTTTCCTCCGTTCATCATAAAATGGCTGGCAAATGTATGACGTAATACATGGGTGCATTGACCCTCTGGAAGCTCAATACCGGCCCGCTTTACTGCACGCTCAAAGGCTTTTCTGCATGGCGAGAATAACTTCCCGCGGTTTTTAGGAAGTTCGTTGTACAGCTCCTGAGATATCGGCACGGTACGGTTTTTCTTGCCCTTCGTCTTGGTATAAGTGATGCGGTATTTGGATAACTGATGGCCCTGCAGTTTTTCGGCTTCACTCCACCGTGCGCCGGTAGCTAAGCATATTTTGGTAATCATTAGTAGGCTCGGGCTTTGAGATTCAGCACATGCAGCCAACAGGCGTTTGATTTCGTCCGTGGAAAGAAAAGCCAATTCACCTTCAGCAATTTTGAAGGTTGGAAGCCCTGCCAGCGGGTTTGGTGCGGACCAGTGCCCTAGTTTTTTCAATGTACCGAACACCGATGACAGGTTACGCTGCTCAAGATTAACTGTGCGAGGTTTAACGGGTGACATGAACGAACCGTCTTCATTTTGGACCTCCCCCTTTAATCTGGCTTCCCGATATTTTGTGAAATCACCTGCTGTCAGCTCAGAGGCGATGGGGTCGCCTAGACCATTACAGATAATTCTAAGTTTCGCCATGAGGCGCTTGGGGTCTGCGAGTGTCTGACCATACAGGGAATACCAAAGCTCAATTAATTCTGATAGGCGTCGCCGATCATCCTTTTCACCCAACCACGGTTTTTTATTCACTTCTTCCATTGTGAAGCTTTCAAACGCAATGGCTTCGCCTTTCGTGGCAAATTGCTTACGCACGCGCTTGCCATTGCGTCCATTGGGATAGCACTCACACAACCATTTTCCGTTCGGCTGTTTTCTGATGGTCATATCAAAGGCTCTTAATGATTTTCAGTGCGCGGCCTACTACCTCAATGTCATCCAGACCGCACTCAAACGATGAATCATCCTGATGCACTACTAATTTGTTTCCCGGGAGTCGGGTCAATTTAACGATGCTTTTTATCCCGTCGATATCGACTAACCACATACCATTTACTGGTGGTGTTTGGTTGCGATCTATTAAATAAGAATCACCAGAAGTAGTCACCAGCAGTAGGTTGCTTGAGTCTGAGGGGAGTATGCTGCTATCAATGATTGCTTTTCCAGCATCGACCAATAAACCACCGTTGAGAGTCGCCTTGTCAATTTCAGGAGATACTAGTTCAGAAAGAGGTACAACCTTGCTGGAGTTCACGGAATTGATATTTTTTTTAGGTTCAATGTTTGGACCTGGCTCCCCCTGTCCGGTGGTTAGCCACAGTAAAGAAACTCCTGTTTCCAAGGCGCACTGAATCACCCACTCTGCAGGAAAACTATCTCTTAAGTATCTGTTTGCCATGGTGCTTTTTGATGCGCCTAAGTGATCGCAAAGTTGCTGTCTGGACTTGAAATCATAGGCTGCCATTAGTCTATGGATAGCCTCTCTTCCCCCTGTATTCTCTCCAACCTTTACCTGTATCATTTTTTAATCCTGTTGACGTATCAAATATTGGATCGTAGTATCTCGATGTATCAAATATTGAATCAAGTAAAACGAGATAAAACGACGTAAACCAAACCTTAATCGGGAGATACTGCACTATGAGCACTGATATTTCAATTCGTGTACCAAAAGAGATGGCTACGCCTGCAGAGTTCGCGGAATGGGAAGGTATCTCCCGCGGCTCCGTGTATCAAAAAATTCACCATGGTCAGCTTGCTAAATACATGGTCAAGAAAGAAAAAAACAAAGGCCGCGTAAACCTGCGTTATTTAATGTACAAAACCGATCAGGTCCGTGAATCCCTCGGTCATTCCAACTTCCGCGTCATTGTTGGTAAGTAAGTTCAATTATGAGAACTTTCTAAGGGGGTAGCATGTTTGATTATAAGATTTCCAAACACCCGCATTTTGATGAAGCCTGTAGAGCTTTTGCACTTCGTCACAATATGGCGAAGCTGGCAGAACGTGCAGGAATGAATGTCCAGACTCTGCGAAACAAACTCAACCCAGATCAACCGCATCAGCTCAATGCGCCAGATATCTGGCTACTTACCGATCTGACGGAAGATTCAACGCTGGTAGACGGTTTTCTGGCACAGATTCACTGCCTGCCATGTGTACCGATTAATGAGGTGGCAAAAGAGAAACTGCCACATTACGTCATGAGTGCAACCGCAGAGATCGGGCGTGTTGCTGCAGGTGCGGTATCTGGCGATGTAAAAACCAGTGCAGGTCGTCGTGATGCTATCAGCAGCATTAACTCTGTTACACGACTGATGGCGTTAGCTGCTGTTTCATTGCAGGCCCGTTTACAGGTTAATCCTGCGATGGCAAGTGCAGTTGATACTGTAACTGGCCTCGGTGCTTCATTCGGTTTGCTGTGAGGTGCTTATGCTGACGAAAGAACCATCATTTGCATCGCTGCTGGTAAAACAAAGTCCGGCAATGCACTACGGTCACGGCTGGATCATGGGTGAGGATGGTAAACGCTGGCATCCGTGCCGTTCGCAAGATGAATTGTTGGCAGAACTATCAACGAAAAAACGGGGGAACAAATGGCTATTGAAGGCGCTGCGGCGACTGTTCCATTAAGCCCCGGTGAACGCCTGAATGGACTTAATCACATTGCGGAATTAAGAGCGAAAGTTTTTGGTCTTAATATTGAGTCAGAGCTTGAGCGGTTTATTAAAGATATGCGTGATCCACGGGATATTAATAGCGAACAAAATAAACGGGCACTGGCTGCCATATTCTTTATGGCAAAAATTCCAGCTGAACGTCATAGCATCAGCATTAATGAGCTGACCACTGACGAAAAGCGGGAGTTGATTAAAGCAATGAATCATTTTCGTGCAGTGGTGAGCTTATTTCCCAGACGGCTAACCATGCCGAATTAACCAGCTAATGAAATTAATGGCGTAAACCCGCCGGGCATCCCTTTATCTAAATTCAGGAGAATTGATTATGCGTAATATTGAAACCCTCACGACTAAAATCGGACCGGATGACGCAGGGCTTAATATTTTACTGACAGAGGCTCGTCTGGAAGAACGCCGAGCAAGGGCTGAAGCAATGGCTGCCCGCCTTGATAGTCTTGCGTGTCATATCACATCCCGCCAGCTAAACCACGTCGAAGCGGCAGAACTGCTGCGTGTGACCGCTGAAGCAATCCAGAACGAAGCGCAGGAGATCCACTAATGGCTGATGCAATGGATCTCGTACAGCAGCGCGTTGAAGAAGAACGCCAGCGCCATATCCGTGCTGCCCGTGCCAAAACACCGGGCGTGTCCCGCGTGCTTTGCATTGAATGTGAAGCGCCAATTCCGCCAGCACGCCGCCGCGCCATTCCTGGAGTGCAGCTTTGCATTACCTGTCAGGAAATCGCAGAGCTGAAAGGCAAACATTACAACGGAGGTGCTGTATGAGCACCATCCTGAAATGGGCGGGAAATAAAACCGCAATTATGTCCGAACTGAAAAAACACCTTCCTGCTGGCCCGCGACTGGTTGAACCTTTCGCGGGTTCCTGTGCAGTGATGATGGAGACGGAGTACCCCAGCTATCTTGTTGCGGATATTAATCCTGATTTAATCAACCTCTATAAAAAGGTTGCTGCTGATTGTGAATCGTTTATATCTCGCGCCAGAGCTTTATTTGAGGAAGCAAACAGGGAGGTGGCTTATTACAACATAAGGCAGGAGTTTAATTACTCAACTGAAATTACTGATTTCATGAAAGCGGTATATTTCCTGTATCTCAATCGTCACGGTTACCGTGGTTTATGTCGCTATAACAAGAGCGGGCATTTCAACATTCCCTACGGTAATTATAAAAATCCGTATTTTCCTGAAAAAGAAATTCGCGCATTTGCAGAAAAAGCCCAGCGGGCAACGTTTATCTGCGCCAGCTTTGATGAAACGCTAGCGATGTTGAAGGCGGGGGATGTGGTGTATTGCGATCCGCCGTATGACGGCACGTTTTCCGGTTATCACACTGACGGCTTCACTGAAGATGACCAGTATCACCTGGCATCCGTTCTTGAACATCGGTCATCAGAAGGACATCCGGTCATTATTTCTAACAGTGACACATCCCTGATCCGTTCGCTGTATCGCAATTTTACTCACCACTACATCAAGGCAAAACGCAGCATCGGTGTGGCAGCTGGCGAGGGTAAATCAGCAACAGAAATCATTGCTGTTTCCGGGCCGCGCTGCTGGGTGGGATTTGATTATTCGCGTGGCGTGGATAGTTCTGCCGTGTACGGAGTACGTGCATGAACCATGCCGATATGAACAACTGCTGCGGCTTTAACGAGGCTGCCGCATCGTTCTCATGGAACAGCCCGAAAAAGGCCATTAACCCTTATCTGGACCCGGCGGAAGTTGCGCCGGTTTCTGCGCTTTCAAACCTGATCACTCTGTACGCTGCCGATAACGAGCAGGAACTGCTGCGCCGTGAGGCACTGAGTGATCAGGTCTGGGAGCGTTATTTCTTTAATGAATCCCGTGATCCTGTCCAGCGCGAAATGGAGCAGGATAAGCTCATTAGTCGGGCAAAGCTGGCGCATGAGCAGCAGCGTTTTAACCCAGACATGGTCATTCTGGCAGATGTCAGCGCCCAGCCTTCCCATATCAGCAAGCCGCTGATGCAACGTATTGAATACTTCAGCAGCCTGGGCAGGCCAAAGGCTTATTCCCGCTATTTGCGTGAGACGATTAAGCCATGTCTGGAACGACTGGAGCATGTACGCGAGAGTCAGCTATCCACTTCTTTTCGCTTTATGGCAAGCCATGAAGGGCTGGACGGCCTGCTGATCCTGCCTGAAATGAGTCAGGATCAGGTGAAACGCCTGTCTACTCTTGTCGCTGCGCATATGAGCATGTGTCTTGATGCCGCTTGTGGTGATTTGTACGCCACCGATGATGTTAAGCCAGAAGAAATCCGCAAGACATGGGAAAAGGTGGCAGCAGAAACCCTGCGACTGGATGTCATCCCGCCTGCGTTTGAGCAACTCCGTCGGAAAAGAAACCGCCGTAAACCCGTGCCCTATGAACTCATTCCGGGTTCGCTGGCGCGTATGCTGTGCGCCGACTGGTGGCATAGGAAATTATGGAAGATGCGTTGCGAATGGCGGGAAGAGCAGTTGCGTGCTGTCTGTCTGGTCAGCAAAAAAGCATCTCCCTATGTCAGCTATGAAGCCGTGATGCATAAACGTGAGCAGCGCCGTAAGTCGCTGGAGTTTTTCCGTTCTCATGAACTGGTGAACGAAGACGGTGACACGCTGGATATGGAAGATGTGGTAAACGCCAGCAGCAGCAACCCGGCGCATCGCCGCAATGAGATGATGGCCTGTGTTAAAGGTCTGGAGCTTATCGCAGAAATGCGCAGTGACTGTGCCGTTTTCTACACCATCACCTGTCCGTCACGTTTCCATTCCACGCTAAATAACGGCAGGCCCAACCCAACCTGGACAAATGCGACGGTAAGACAAAGTAGTGATTACCTGGTCGGCATGTTTGCTGCATTTCGTAAGGCGATGCACAAAGCCGGATTGCGCTGGTATGGCGTGCGGGTGGCTGAGCCGCATCATGACGGTACAGTTCACTGGCACCTGTTGTGTTTTATGCGCAAAAAAGACCGCCGCGCCATCACTGTATTACTGCGTAAGTTTGCCATCCGTGAAGACCGCGAGGAGCTGGGCAATAACACTGGGCCGCGCTTTAAGTCTGAGTTGATTAACCCGCGCAAAGGTACGCCAACAAGCTACATCGCGAAATACATCAGTAAGAACATTGACGGGCGTGGTCTGGCTGGCGAGATCAGCAAGGAAACGGGGAAATCCCTGCGTGATAATGCTGAATACGTTAATGCCTGGGCGTCTCTGCATCGTGTTCAGCAATTCCGCTTCTTTGGCATTCCGGGGCGTCAGGCTTACCGTGAACTGCGATTGCTGGCTGGTCAGGCGGCAAGGCAACAGGGGGACAAAAAAGCAGGTGCGCCGGTACTGGATAACCCGCGCCTTGATGCAATCCTGGCTGCTGCTGATGCTGGTTGTTTTGCCACCTACATCATGAAGCAGGGCGGCGTACTGGTTCCCCGCAAATATCACCTGATCAGAACCGCTTATGAAATCAACGAAGAGCCGACCGCCTATGGCGATCACGGCATTCGTATTTATGGCATCTGGTCACCCATTGCAGAGGGCAAGATCTGCACTCATGCAGTGAAGTGGAAAATGGTTCGTAAGGCCGTTGACGTTCAGGAGGCGGCAGCCGACCAGGGCGCTTGCGCCCCTTGGACTCGTGGCAATAACTGTCCCCTTGCTGAAAATTTGAACCAACAAGGGAAAGACAAATCAGCTTATGGGGATACCAGAACGGACATTACCCGCATGGATGACAAGGAGTTGCACGATTACCTGCACAGTATGAGCAAAAAAGAGCGCCGGGAACTGGCTGCAAGGTTACGCCTGGTGAAACCGAAACGGCGTAAAGACTACAAACAGCGAATTACAGACCATCAGCGACAGCAGCTCGTCTATGAGCTGAAGTCCAGAGGATTTGATGGCAGCGAGAAAGAGGTCGGTTTACTCCTTCGCGGCGGCAGTATTCCGTCAGGAGCAGGCCTGCGTATCTTCTATCGGAACCAGCGTTTGCAGGAAGATGATAAGTGGCGGGATCTGTATTAATTACGCGGGTTAACAATTCGTGCTCTTAATAATACCAGGCATATCAGGCTGATGAACGTAAAAAAACGTTTTACATCAGTAAGATTATTATATACTGTAAATATAAACAGTGGTTATGTATACAGTATTGCTTTGGTGTCATAGGAGGAAAGATGCAGGACTATTTTTTGGAGTCTTTGAAGCTCCAGCGCATTGATTTTTTTCTTAAGCTTGTAGCGGCTAGTGAGTGTAGTGATGAAGAGAAGGGGCTGGCCCTGCAGTGGGTTTCTGAACTAACAGATGAACTCATGGCAAAAATCAGAACCCACGAATACAACCGCTCAATGGATGTCATCAGCTGAGGTGACTTTTATGCGCATTGAAATAATGATCGATAAAGAGCAGAAGATTAGCCAGTCTACCCTGGACGCTCTGGAGTCCGAGCTTTACCGCAACCTGCGCCCCCTGTATCCCAAAACGGTAATTCGTATCCGCAAAGGTAGCTCTAACGGTGTGGAACTTACCGGACTGCAACTGGACGAAGAAAGAAAACAAGTGATGAAAATTATGCAGAAAGTGTGGGAAGACGACAGCTGGCTGCATTAAGAAACGTTGCTGGCGTCTGAACTTGCTTCTGGCGTCAGCAAGGTTGAACAACGAGCCCTTGCGAGGCGTTAGCTCTGTAGTGCATGTCTATGCCGCATGAGATCGCATGATCGTTTGAGGATCGTTTTTGCTAAGGCCCGCCAGAACTGGCGGGCTTTTGCGTAGATCATGCAGGTGCATGAAAACCACTGCATAAAGCGGGCAGGCGTGGCGGGGATACGAGCGCGCGCAACAGTGTAACAATCTGGATCTAATGTGATATAGTTACTGTAAATATTATTAACTATTCTTATATGCATTATTAAATATTTTAATGGAGCGTTTATGGAAAAATATCAAGATGAGGAATATGTAGATGATTTAACTGAGCGTGTTTTTCTCATTAAGCAACAACTGGAAGCGGGAAAACTAAAAATAGCTCATCATCTTGTAGAAGGTTTTATTGAAAGTTTTAAAAGAATAAGGCTGCGACAGGATGGTAAAGTTGACCCTTCTACTGTTGATGGCAGAATAAGGGCTATGGGAGCAGCGGTTAATCACTTTTTAGAAAGAGAAGATATAAAAAACAAATACTCTATTCAGGACTTGCAAAGTTCTTACTTTAATATTCTTTTTAGTAATTTTGGCGAGTTGTTTTATCTGATGAAAAAAACTAATGCAACGCCACATAAAGCATCAAGTTTTTTTTCTCAACAAGAAGAATATGTTAAGCAAATAGAAGATATTTTTCCTGAGTTATATAATCAGGTAATAGAGTTTTGGCAGGTAACATCCGATATTGGTGTAATACATTTGCAGGATGGTTCTCAGTTTAAAGCTAATTTTTCTGGTGACTTATTTCCTGCATTTGATGAGAATGCTGTCTCTATTGCAGGGTTGTATGTTGATACTATTTCACTTCCATGTCCTATATTAAGAGTCGGTCGTCTCTATGAAAAGTCAGATAAGGCTGAGTTTACAAGGATACTTCTGAAGCATGTCCTAACATGTATGACATATAAAGAAGTAGCGCTTGAAGATATAGAGCCAGCAATAGTATTAATTTTGCCGGATAGAAGAGATTTTGAAACTGAGAGCAAAAAAAATTTGATGAGTTTTTGTGAGCCTTATGCTCTGACTCATGCGCAATATCTCTATGATCGACGGTTCGAAAGCTACGATGAATTTCGAGATTTTAGTTATTCGATGAATGATATTGATGCTGTTCTTAAAAATATTAAGAGAGCAGATAGACTTATTTTTGATACAGCATGGGGGCTAAATCCAAAAACTCAATTAGAAAAACTACTATCTGATAAAAAAAGAATATCACGTAATGTTGTTGGTGATCATGCTGGAATGGAGGTTTTCCTTTCCTGCATTGGAAGAATGCCGCAAGCCTATTCAGCAAAATGTAATGCACAAGAACTTGGTAGTACTCCATATATAAATGCAGACACATCTTGGCTCTATTATACTTGGCTTATTGAGTACGAATCTCTTAATTTTGATGTCAATGATATTGAACTAAAAAATTTGCATATGGTTCATGCGTTATCTGCTGGTATGCAAGATGGTTTTTCATGGTTAGGAAATGTACCGGTCAATAAAATAATTGAGTTGAGACGTAACAAATTGATGGAGGATGTAAGATCCATCTTATCAAATGGTGTTGACTCTTTAATCAATTCTTCGGCAGAGAGCTTTTCGAGGACAACGCAAAAAGTAATTGATAATGTAGACCGGGCTTTTATTGAACATCAAAGGATTCTTGCAAAAGCCCAAAAAGAGAAATTGAGAATTTACGGACTAGATGTCCTACCATGTATCGCAAATGGTGCTATAGCAATTGCTGGAGCGCTGACTGGCAATACTACTTTAACGGCGTTAAGTGCAGGCCTTGGAGTAATAGGTATTCCGAGTATTAGTGATATCAAATCTAAATTTAAGCAGAGGCAAGAGAAGCTTGATGCCTATCAACGTTCTGTTACAGGTATACTCTTTAGCCATAAATCTTAATGTAGAGGGCCGAGGTATTCGGCCCTTAGTTTTATATGAAACTGTATGGCATGAATTTTATTATGTCATCTTTGAGCCATTTATTGAGTTCTTCTATTCTGTTTTGTAGCGGTATCAATTCATTACGCATAAAAACCTTACTAGCCTTCTCCACATCCCCAAATCCCCCAACATTATTCGGCATTATCCCCATCATTTGCGGCGGCACTCGGTGTGCTGCCATCATGTCATCCCGGCTCACGTTCTTGATATTCAAAAATTCATCCTTTGCCGCGACTTCTGACAGAGGAATAATCTGAAGCCCGTCTTTTTTGCCGTTAGGCGAGTACATAAACAGGTTGCGGAAGTTGCCTGGACCTTTGGCGCTTTTCATCGCGTTACGGAGATTGTTTACATCTTCCTGGTTCTGCGCGGCGTCGGTCATGTACATGATGAAGCCTGCATGGCTGCCGTTGATGTAATACTTACGGCGGAACAGCGTGGCGGACTCGTTGAGCAGGGCTGACGGAATGGCAGAAAGATAACCGGGCAGGCCGTAGATCTCCTGGTTGATATCTGGTTCCATCAGATGAAAAATGCTGCCTTTCGTGAACTGATACGGTTGCGTGGTCATACCGTATTGCACAAACCAGTAGGTATCCAGGTCTAACCCGCGTCGGGTATATTTTGCCAGGGCAGGCTCAAGAGCGATAATTTCACCGAACCGGTTCGTGCGTTTCTCCAGATAGGCGTTACCAAATACCAGATAGTCCTGCACAAAACGTGAAAAAGCCTGCTGGCTGAGCAGCGGGTGAGGGATGTAGGTGCTGGTCAGAATGTTGCACTTTACTGCAATCGGGGAACTATGATGAACGGCAGCGCGGAAGGTGCGCGCCAGTCCGTCAAAGCTGACGGGCGGCTCATACCAGCGGTCCATCTGTACGCATTCCACATAATCCAGCAGTTCTCGGCGGTCCAGAACAGGAACGGGATCGCCGAAGCTGAATGCTTCGGCTGTAGTTTGACTTTTAAGCTGGATCTGTTTCGTCGCCGCAGCGCGGTTCTTCTTACTCTTTCCCATCAAAAAAACTCCACAATATTGCTGGTATTGGCGGATTCGCCCTGCAGCGGTTCGTTAAACAGTGCGTGCATCGTTGCCCAGGCCAGATCGGCGTGGCTGGCTTCTTCGCTGCGGCTGGCTTCATAGGTCGGGCGGTTGCCACTGGCGGTGGTGGCGCGACGGATTGCCATAAAGGACTGCGCTATGTCGGTGTGTCCGGCGTCAAACTCCAGACGGCGGTGGCTGATAATGTCGTAGGCCTTGAGTACCAGGGCGTTTTTAACGTTGGGGTTGTAGACAAACTCCCGGACGGCAGGAAAAAACGCTTTCACGTTCTCGTAAACCCCGTGACCAACGCCGGTTGAGTCGATGCCGATATAGGTCACGTTGTACTGTTCGGTCAGTTTTTTGATGGCGTCAGCCTGGGCGCGGAAGTCCATTCCGCGCCACTGGTGACGCTCAAGAATGCGGAACTTACCGCCCGGCACGGCTGGCGGCGCCACCACCACGCATCCGGCGCTGTCGCCGTTCTGCGTACCTTTCGCCGGGTCATATCCGATCCACACTTCGCGCCAGCCAAACGGGCGCAGGGCCAGTGCATGAAAGTCGGTCCAGACTTCCCAACTGTCCACCATGCACGCCTGCAGCTCGCTGAGTGGGAACACAGACGCGAGATCGTCCACGAACTCACACATCAGCAGGTTCTGGTATTCGTCCGGGCTGTACTCCATGCGCAACTGGTCGAGGTCGAACAGGTTACAGCCGCCGCGCACCGCATCTTCCACAGTGACTATCTGGCGGTACTGCCCGTCTGCGCACAGCAGGCCGGGGGCCAGATTGCTGTGGGACAGGTCGATGTCCACCTTATCGGCTTTGTTGCGCCCTCGGTTGAACAGCGCACCGGACCAGAACGGATAAGCACTGTGTGTCAGGCTGGATGGCGTGGAAAAATAGGTTTGTCGCCATTTTTTGTGAATAGCCATACCGGAAGCCACTTTGCGCAGCTCCTGGAATTTCGGTATCCAGAAATATTCATCCAGATACAGGTTGCCGTGGTAACTCTGGGCCGTGCGGGCATTGGTGCCGAGGAAGTACAGCGTGGCCCCGTTAGGAAGCACCATCGGATCGCCTTTCAGCTCCACCTCCACTTCTTTGGCGAAGTCGATGATGTACTGCTTAAAGACGTGGGCCTGAGCCTTGCTGGCGGAAAGGAAAATCTGGTTACGCCCGGTTAGCAGGGCGTCAATCAGGGCTTCACGGGCAAAATAGAAGGTCGCGCCGATCTGGCGTGACTTCAGCAGGTTGCGGATGCGGTTGGTTTTTCCGGCTTCCCACCAGTGGCGCTGGTAGTTGAACATGGAGGAATGGAAGATTTCTTCCAGCTTCTCAATCTGTTCATCGGTGAAAACGTTCTTTTCCGGCTGACGGCGCGGGCCTTTGTTGCGGTTGGCGACGTTAGGGTTTAAGTCGGCTTCGTTGCCGCCATTGTTAAACTTGCCGATCCGCGCATGGCGCTCCGACTGGCGCGCCAGCAGGTCAATCTCTTTGAAATCTTTCCCTTCTTTGTGCTCCTTCATAATGAGCTGGCAGTAGCGTGCGGCGGTGGTGAGCTGCATCTGATCCAGCGGCCCATAGTCACCCCACTTGTCGCGTTTTTTCCAGCTGTGAACGGTTGCAACTTTCTCGCCCAGCATTTCAGCAATGCGGGCTACGCGGTATCCCTGAAAGTACAGCAGCATGGCCTGCCGACGGGGATCGAGATCTGCGGGTGTCAGTGTGGTGTTCATGGCACAAACCTACAGCCTTGAATGAAGGCTTTCCCCGCCTGCGGTTTGTGTGGTTGTCGGTACAAATACCGCGCATTGTTTCACTGCCCCCATCACCGCAACCATAAGGCTCCAGTAAGTTTTTTCTAACGGAGCACGGCTCATGACAGTGAAAGCAAAGCGTTTTCGCATCGGGGTGGAAGGTGCCACCACCGACGGACGCGAAATCCAGCGTGAATGGCTGGAACAGATGGCAGCCAGCTACAACCCGGCGGTGTATACCGCGCTGATTAACCTTGAGCACATCAAGTCTTATCTGCCGGACAGCACCTTTAACCGCTACGGCAAGGTGACGGCGCTGTTTGCTGAAGAAATCACGGAAGGTCCGCTGGCAGGCAAGATGGCGCTGTATGCCGACGTTGAGCCAACGGAGTCCCTGGTGGAACTGGTGAAAAAAGGCCAGAAATTATTCACCTCTATGGAAGTCAGCCCGAAGTTCGCTGATACGGGCAAAGCCTATCTGGTCGGCCTGGCTGCCACTGATGACCCTGCCAGTCTGGGTACGGAAATGCTGACATTCAGCGCCAGTGCAGCCCATAACCCGCTGGCAAACCGCAAGCAGAATCCTGCCAATCTCTTTACCGCTGCAGAGGAAACGGTGATCGAACTGGAAGAAATCCAGGACGACAAACCGTCCCTGTTTGCCCGCGTCACGGCGCTGTTTACCAAAAAAGAGCAGTCCGATGACGCCCGGTTCTCTGATGTGCATAAGGCCGTGGAGTTGGTCGCCACTGAGCAGCAGAACCTGAGCGCACGCACCGAAAAATCCCTGTCTGAGCAGGAAGAACGCCTGTCTGAGCTGGAGACTGCCCTGCAGGCACAGCAAACCGCCTTTAACGAACTGGTGGACAAGCTGAGTCATGAAGACAGTCGCCAGGACTACCGCCAGCGTGCAACAGGCGGTAACGCCCCCGCTGACACTCTGACCAATTGCTGATGGAGCACAAAACCCGATGAAGAAGAATACCCGCTTTGCTTTTAACGCTTACCTGCAGCAGCTGGCGCGTCTGAACGGTGTGGCAGTTGAAGAACTGTCCAGCAAGTTCACCGTGGAGCCGTCTGTGCAGCAGACGCTGGAAGACCAGATCCAGCAGTCCGCCGCATTCCTGACGCTGATTAACGTCACGCCAGTGACTGAGCAGTCCGGTCAGCTGCTGGGGCTGGGAGTTGGCAGCACCATTGCCGGAACCACTGACACCACCGCGAAAGAGCGTGAACCTGTCGATCCGACGCTGATGGTCGATGTGGAATATAAATGCGAGCAGACCAACTTTGACACGGTGCTGACCTACGCGAAGCTGGACCTGTGGGCGAAGTTTCAGGATTTCCAGGTGCGCATCCGTGACGCCATCGTGAAACGTCAGGCTCTGGACCGCATCATGATCGGCTTTAACGGCGTGAAGCGTGCGAAAACCTCCAACCGTAGCGAAAACCCGCTGCTGCAGGATGTGAACAAAGGCTGGCTGCAGAAAATCCGTGAAGATGCACCGGATCACGTCATGGGCAGCACCACCACGGGCGGTGAAACCACACCGGGTGCGGTGAAAGTCGGGAAAGGTGGCGAATATGCCAACCTGGACGCCGTGGTGATGGATGCCGTCAATGAGCTTATCGATGTGGTCTACCAGGACGATGACGATCTGGTGGTGATTTGCGGTCGTGAACTGCTGTCTGACAAGTATTTCCCGCTGGTCAACAAAGAGCAGGAAAACAGTGAAAAACTGGCTGCCGATATGATCATCAGTCAGAAACGCATGGGTGGCCTGCAGGCCGTGCGTGCGCCGTTCTTCCCGCCGAATGCACTGCTGATCACCCGTCTGGATAACCTGTCCATCTACTGGCAGGAAGACACCCGCCGCCGCTCAGTTATCGACAACCCGAAACGTGACCGGATTGAAAACTTTGAATCCGTTAACGAAGCCTATGTGGTTGAGGACTACCGCTGCGCCGCACTGGTGGAAAACATCCAGATTGGCGACTTCAGCGCCGCAGCAGCAGAAACCGGAGCGTAATTCATGAGCCTGAGTCCCGCACGGCAGCATCGCCTGCGCGTTCAGGCTGAACAGGCCGCCCGCGAGGGCGGCAGCGTTCGCCACGCGTCGGGCTATGACCTGATGCTTCTGCAACTGGCGGAAGACCGCCGCCGTCTCAAGGGCGTTCAGTCCACGGTCAAAAAAGCGGAAATCAAGGTGGAGCTGCTGCCGAAGTACGCCGCCTGGGCGGAGGGTGTCCTGGCTGCCGGAGGCGCTCAACAGGATGACGTGCTGATGTACGTGATGCTGTGGCGCATTGATGCCGGAGATTATGCCGGGGCGCTGGAGATCGGGCGTCACGCCCTGCGTCATGGCTGGGTGATGCCGTTAGGTAACCGCAACGTGCAGACCGTGCTGGCAGAGGAAATGGCAGATGCAGCCCAGAGCGCAATGCTTGCCGCCACCGGCTTTGATGCCGATCTGTTGCTGCAGACCCTGGAGCTGACAGACGGTATGGATATGCCGGACCAGTCACGGGCGCGTCTGCATAAAGCGATTGGCGCTGTCCTGAGTGAAAGCAATCCGGCGTCTGCCCTTAATCATCTCAACCATGCGTTACAGCTCGATCCCCGCTGTGGCGTGAAAAAAGACAAACAGCAGCTGGAGCGCAGACTGCGCAATGACAGCCGCTGACAGAACGTGCCCCCGCGCACGGGCGGCACGGGGTGGCGAAAGGCACTGCCACATCAAAACCCCGTCCACCGCCCTCTATTTCAGGAGAAAGCAGCATGAAGTTTGTTGCGCCAGAACAGGCACCGGAACAGGCGGAAATCATCAGGAATACGCCGTTCTGGCCTGATGTGGACCTGTCGGAGTTTCGCAGTGTGATGCGCACTGACGGCACGGTGACGCAGCCGCGTTTAAAACAGGTTGCCCTGTCGGCAATTTCGGAGGTCAACGCAGAGCTGTATGAGTTTCGCAGACGCCAGCAGATGCTGGGGTATGCCTCGCTGGCAGAAGTCCCGGCGGAACAACTGGACGGCAAAAGCGAGCGCATTCAGCACTATTTCAACGCGGTTTACTGCTGGGCACGCGCCATGCTCAACGAACGTTACCAGGACTATGACGCCACGGCATCCGGTGCGAAGCGAGGCGAGGAACTGGCGGAAGCAAGCGGTGATTTATGGCGTGACGCCCGCTGGGCCATCAGCCGGGTGCAGGATGCGCCGCACTGCACAGTGGAGCTTATCTGATGAAAGTGCGTGCGCATCAGTATGACACGGTGGACGCACTTTGCTGGCGTCATTACGGGCGCACGCAGGGTGTCACGGAGCAGGTACTGAAGGCAAATCCGGGGCTTGCCGAATACGGCCCCTTTTTACCTCACGGGCTGCAGGTGGAGCTGCCGGACATTCCGACAACCACCACCGTGCAGACCGTCCAGCTATGGGACTGAATTATGACGCTTGAGCGAATCAGCGCCTTTATCACGTATTGCATCGCCGTCGTGCTGGCCTGGCTGGGCGATTTGTCCATCAAGGATGCCTCAACGCTGGGCGGCCTGATGATCGGTGTGCTGATGCTGGCTATCAACTGGTACTACAAACACAAAGCCTACCAGCTTCTGCGCGACGGGCAGATCTCGCGGGAGGACTATGAATCCATCAATCGTTAAACGCTGCCTTGTCGGGGCCGTGCTGGCTATTGCTGCCACGCTGCCGGGTTTTCAGCAGCTTCACACCTCCGTGGAAGGGCTGAAACTGATTGCCGATTACGAAGGTTGTCGTCTGCAGCCGTATCAGTGCAGCGCGGGTGTCTGGACCGACGGCATTGGTAATACGTCGGGCGTCATTCCCGGCAAAACCATTACGGAGCGACAGGCAGCAGAAGGGCTGATCTCCAACGTGCTGCGTGTGGAGCGGGCGCTGGAAAGGTGTGTGAAGCAACAGCCGCCGCAGAAGGTGTATGACGCTGCGGTGTCGTTTGCCTTCAACGTGGGTACGGGCAATGCCTGCAGTTCCACGCTGGTGAAATTGCTCAATCAGCGGCGCTGGGCGGATGCGTGCCGACAGTTGCCGCGCTGGGTGTATGTAAAAGGTGTGTTTAATCAGGGGCTGGATAACCGCCGTGCGCGGGAGATGGCCTGGTGCTTACAGGGAGCAAACTGAAATGAAAAAGAAAGTAATCAGCGGGCTGTTTCTGATGTTATGGATAGCGCTGTTAATCGCCGCAATGGTGTATCCGCAGGGGATTTTTCCGGTACTGGCAGCATCTGGTGTCTGGGTAGCCTGTCTGCTGACATGGGCAGTAATTCCGGTATCACTGGCTGCGTTAATTAAGAACGGCCCGCTCTGGCAGGAGTTGAGGGCATCTTTGCTGAAGACAATTACCCGAAAAGAAAACGTATTTATCAGCTGGATGATGCGATTGCTGATTGTCGTCAGTCTCGCCTGGACGGGGTGGGCTCTTACCCTGGTCTTTTATCTACTGACCGTTATTGCCTTCTGGATCACCCGTAATCAGATGGCGCAACAGGTAGCAGCATGAACCGGTTGCTGCTGGTTGTGCTGGCGTTATTACTGGCGGCGCTGGGCTGGCAGACGTGGCGGCTGGCTGATGCCAGCCAGACCATCAGCACGCAGGCAGATGAGCTGCAGAGCAAAAGCCAGGCACTGGCAAAGAGCAACAGCCAGCTTATCAGCCTGTCCATTCTGACAGAAACCAACAACCGGGAGCAGGCGCGACTCTATGCCGACGCAGAACAGACCAGCGCACTACTGAGACAACGACAACACCGGATTGAGGAACTGAAACGTGAGAACGAGGATTTACGCCGCTGGGCTGATACTCCTTTGCCTGCTGACATTATCCGGCTGCGGGAACGCCCCACACTCACCGGAGGTGCAGCTTACCGTCAGTGGTTGTCCGCGAGTGACGCCGTGTCGGCTGGGGCAGGCAGCGCCGCGCACTAACGGTGACCTGAACGCGTTGCTGGATGAAACGGAGGCCGCCTGGGCGGTCTGTGCAGACAAAGTGGACATGATTATTGCGTGTCAGGAGCGAAACAGTGAACAAACCACAATCCCTGCGCCACGCCCTCAATAAAGCGGTGCCTTATGTCCGCAATAACCCGGACAAACTGCATCTGTTTGTGGATAACGGTTCGCTGGTTGCCACGGGGGCCAGCTCCATGTCATGGGAGTACCGCTACACCCTGAACGTGGTGATAGAGGATTTCAGCGGCGACCAGAATCTGCTGATGGCCCCGGTTTTACTGTGGCTTCGGGATAACCAGCCCGATGCCATCAATAACCCGGCGTTACGGGAAAAGCTATTCACCTTTGATGTGGATATTTTGCGCAACGATGTCTGTGATATCAGCCTTAACCTGCAACTGACGGAACGTGTGCTGGTCAGCACTGACGGCAGTGTGTCGAGCGTTGAAGCTGTAGCAGAACCCGATGAACCTGAAGAAATGTGGACGGTGAAACGTGGCTGAACTGCAGAAGGTGGACGACTGGCTGAGTGCCTTGCTGGCGAATCTGGAACCAGCCACGAGAAGCCGCATGATGCGCCAGCTGGCGCAGGAACTGCGCCGGACACAGCAGCAGAATATCAGGATGCAGCGCAATCCAGATGGCAGCAGTTATGAACCGCGCAGGGTAACAGCACGCAGCAAGAAGGGGCGCATCAAACGTCAGATGTTTGCAAAGCTGCGCACCACAAAATACCTGAAAACTGCCGCCAGCGCCGACTCTGCCAGCGTACAGTTTGAAGGCAAGGTGCAGCGTATTGCCCGTGTTCACCATTACGGCCTGCGTGATCGCGTCAGTCGCAAAGGACCGGAGGTCCGTTACGCAGAGCGCCGCCTGCTGGGTGTAAATGATGATGTTGAGGCAATGACCCGCGACATGATTCTGCAATGGCTGGCGGGGTGATCTTTGTATCAGCACTGATACAAGTTGCAGCACTGCCGCCTTTCTTCCCCTGATGGCAACCTTTCCCTATGAACGCACAATTAACCGAAATCATGCGCCTTATCACCAACCTGATCCGCACAGGGGTAGTCACCGAAGTGGACAGGGAAAACTGGCTTTGCCGGGTGAAAACGGGCGAGCTTGAAACCAACTGGATCAGCTGGCTGACGCTGCGTGCCGGGAATGCCCGCACATGGTGGCGACCATCGGAAGGTGAGCAGGTGGTGCTGCTGAGTCTGGGCGGCAATCTGGAAACCGCCTTTGCGTTACCCGCCATCTATTCGAATCAGTTCGCGCCACCGTCGACGTCGGCGGACGCCTGCGTGACAGAACATCCTGACGGTGGCTGGTTTGAATACGAACCCGCCACCGGGCGCTGGTATGTCAGGGGCATCAAATCAATGGTCATTGAGGCCGCTGACAACATCACCATGAAAACCAGTGAGTTTGTACTGGAGGCTGACCGCACGCGCATTAACAGCGAAGTGGTGATCAATGGTGGCGTTACCCAGGGCGGCGGAGCGATGAGTTCTAACGGGATCGTGGTTGATGCGCATCAGCATACTGGCGTCCTGAAAGGCGGCGATACAACCGGAGGCCCGGTATGACGCTTTATAGCGGGATGAACAATACCAGCGGCAAAGTCATTACTGATATTGATCATCTGCGCCAGTCGGTGCGGGACATTCTGCTGACACCGCAGGGTAGCCGTATTGCCCGCCGGGAATATGGTTCCCTGCTGTCGGCACTGATAGATCAGCCACAAAATCCGGCAGTACGCCTGCAGGTCATGTCGGCAGTGTATGTGGCGCTGAGTCGCTGGGAGCCACGGTTGACGCTGGATTCCATCACCATCAACAGCAATTTTGACGGTTCAATGGTGGTGGAGCTGACCGGGCGGCGGAATAACGGTGTGCCTGTGTCCCTTTCCGTATCAACAGGAGCAGAGAATGGCAGTGATTGACCTTTCGCAGTTGCCTGCACCGCAGATTGTGGATGTGCCGGACTTTGAGACGCTGCTTGCCGAACGCAAGGCAGAATTTGTGGCGCTTCATCCGAAAGATGAGCAGGAAGCAGTGATCCGCACGCTGGAACTGGAATCTGAACCCGCCACTAAATTGTTGCAGGAGAACGCTTACCGTGAGTTGCTTCTGCGCCAGCGCATTAACGAAGCCGCGCAGGCGGTGATGGTGGCTTACGCGATGGGCGGCGATCTTGACCAGCTCGCTGCCAACTACAACGTGACACGCCTGACGGTGACGCCTGCTGATAATGATGCTGTGCCGCCCGTTGCAGCTGTGATGGAAAGCGATGAAGCGTTGCGCCTGCGTGTGCCTGCAGCCTTTGAAGGGCTTTCTGTTGCGGGGCCAACTGCAGCTTATGAATTTCATGCCCGAAGCGCCGACGGTCGGGTGGCGGATGCCAGTGCAACCAGCCCGGCACCTGCAGAGGTGGTGCTGACTGTCCTTAGCCGCGAAGGCGATGGAACTGCAGAAAAAGACCTGCTGGACGTGGTGGAAAAAGCTCTGAACAGTGAGAACGTCCGCCCGGTGGCTGACCGTCTTACGGTTCGCAGCGCAGAAATCATCCCGTATCGCGTGGAAGCCACCATTTTTCTCTATCCGGGACCGGAAGCAGAGCCGGTAATGGCAGCGGCAAAAGCCAGTCTGCAGAAGTACATTGCCAGCCAGACGAGGCTTGGTCGGGATATTCGCCGTAGCGCCATCTTTGCTGCTCTGCATGTTGAGGGTGTTCAACGTGTGGAACTGGCTTCTCCGCTGGCGGATGTGGTCCTGAACAAAACACAGGCGGCATCATGTACGCAGTGGAGCGTAACCAACGGAGGAACGGATGAATAGTCTGCTGCCACCGGGTTCAACTTCACTGGAGCGCCGACTGGCGCAAACCTGTAGCGGGATTTCTGATTTGCAGGTGCCGCTGCGTGACTTGTGGAATCCGGCTACCTGTCCGGTCAGCTTCCTGCCTTATCTCGCCTGGGCGTTCTCTGTGGATCGCTGGGACGAGGGCTGGACAGAAAGCGTCAAGCGCCAGGTGGTGAAGGATGCTTTTTATATTCATCAGCATAAAGGAACCACCAGTGCCGTGCGGCGGGTGGTGGAACCGTTCGGATTCCTGATCCGCATTATTGAGTGGTGGCAGACCGGAGAAACACCGGGCACGTTTCGCCTGGATATCGGCGTGCAGGACCAGGGCATCACTGAAGATACCTATCTGGAACTTGAGCGACTGATAAGCGATGCCAAACCATGTAGCCGCCACATGATCGGCATGTCCATCAATCTGCAGACCAGCGGCCCGCATTGGGTGGGAGCCGCCAGCTATCTTGGCGAAGAAATCACGATCTATCCGTATATCAACGAAACGATTATTTCCGGTGGCACCGCGCATGAAGGCGGGGCGGTCCATGTTATTGACACAATGAGAGTGAATCCATGAGCACAAAATTTTATACCCTGCTGACGGATATTGGCGCGGCGAAACTTGCCAGCGCCGCCGCGCTCGGTGTGCCGCTAAAAATTACCCATATGGCGGTGGGCGATGGCGGTGGAGTATTGCCAACGCCGGACGCAAAGCAGACGGCACTGGTAAATGAGAAACGCCGGGCTGCGCTGAATATGCTTTATATCGACCCGCAGAACAGCAGCCAGATTATTGCCGAACAGGTGATCCCTGAAAACGAGGGCGGTTGGTGGATACGTGAAGTGGGCTTGTTTGATGAGTCCGGGGCATTGATTGCCGTGGGCAACTGCCCGGAAAGCTATAAGCCGCAACTGGCTGAAGGTAGCGGGCGCACTCAGACCGTGCGCATGGTGCTGATTACCAGCAGCACGGACAATATCACCCTGAAAATCGACCCTGCTGTAGTGCTGGCAACCCGCAAGTATGTGGATGACAAGGCACTGGAGCTGAAGGTGTACGCGGATGATCAGATGGCAAAACATCTTGCCGCACCGGACCCGCATTCACAGTACGCGCCAAAAGCCAGCCCGACATTTACCGGAACCCCCAAAGCGCCAACGCCAGCGGCGGGGAATAATACCACGCAGGTTGCGACCACTGCGTTTGTACAGGCGGCACTGACGGCCCTTATTAATGGTGCGCCAGCCACGCTGGACACGCTGAAAGAAATAGCCGCAGCCATTAACAATGATCCGAATTTCAGTACCACCATTAACAATGCGCTGGCACTTAAAGCACCGTTGTCGAGTCCGGCACTCACCGGAACGCCAACAGCCCCCACGGCGGCGCAGTCGGTCAACAATACACAGATTGCCACTACGGCTTTTGTGAAATCGGCGATTGCAGGAATGGTGGGTTCTGCACCTGCTGCACTGGATACACTGAACGAACTGGCGGCGGCACTGGGGAATGATCCGAACTTTGCCACGACAATGCTTAATGCGCTGGCAGGTAAACAACCGCTGGACAATACGCTTACCAATTTGAGTGGAAAGGATGTAGCTGGTCTTCTCACATACCTTGGTTTGGGAGAAGCGGCAAGAAGGAATGTGGGGACAGGGGAAAATCAGATACCGGACACGCCACCAACAGCCTCGCGCAAAGGAAAGGGCACACCACCAGCTGCAGAAAAAGACCAGGAACGCACAAAAGCAGAAAACACAAATAAATTGACCAATGGACACGGCCAGATAACACGCCCCAAGCAGCACAGGCGTGCAATCAATACAAGGCCCGATACCGTAAAGACACACCCATAGAAAACGGACCAGCAGGCTCAGGCAGTAAAGTCAAAACACACCAGTAAGACAGAGGCAACGATGAAAACCAATGATAACGAAAACCAAGAAAAAAGCAGCACTGACATTATCAAAAGAGGAAACACAAACGATGCCGGATTACCAGCACCGGATTATGGAACCTTTAAAACATATAAAAAATCGCTTATCAGGAATCCGGTGAATGGCCCGATGATGGAATCGAAATTGACGACACTGAACCAGACCAAGAGAGCAACCAAACACATAAAGCAATATTAAATAGTGAGCTTATTGCAACAAAGGCATGGATTGATATTCCACCGCCAACTCATGAGGAACAAATTGCCGCAGCCGAACTGGAAAAGCAGCAATTGATTAATCAGATCAACGAATACATAAACAGTAAGCAATGGCCTGGTAAAGCGGCGATTGGTCGCCTGAAAGGTGAGGAACTGGCGCAATATAACTCATGGGAATATGTGCCAGACCATCGCGGTGAAATCATCTATAGCACCGAAACAGGAGAATCGAAAGAAATCACAGCTCCGGGTGATGACACAGAAAATACAAACACGAGCGCCCAGCTAACACCATAACAGAAACAAGATAATCAAAAATGGGTGACAGATACCGAGGCACAACATCGTGCCGCAGTAGAAGCGGCAGAAACCAAGCGCCAGTCACACGCAGAGAAGCCAATGCAGCACAAAACACTGATTCAGTTGAAGTTGCGGGCCGGGCGGAAGTTGACGCAGGCAGAAACCACCCGACTTAACACTGTGCTGGATTACATTGATGCGGTGACGATAACAGATACCAGCACCGCTCCGGATGTCATCTGGCCTGAACTGCCGGAGGCGTAGGCCATTCAATATCTGGCGCACCGGAAGTATCGACCATTTCCAGTGCGTCCAGATAATCCAGCCACAAATTAAAATCTGCAGAACGGCAGATTGCATAACCAGCTTTATGTGTAACTGGTGCATCTAAACAAGAACATGCCGGGATACCGACGCCAACCGCAAGATATTCAGTTGACGTGGAAATATATTCCCGTGTTTCACCATCGTAGTTATAAACGGTAACATCCCCTGCCTTTGTTGCAATAAGCTCACTATTTAATATTGCTTTATGCATCAGGCTGCCCTCACAAAACCAGAGACAAAAATGCAATATTACGCGGACGCGTTTCTGAGGCTGCGACACCTAAACCAACAAGCGATTTTAAGCTCCACAGGGAAAAACCAAAATCCAGCGGCACTGAAAATATATTTCTGCATTTCTACCATCCTATCGAAATATAACCAAAACTGAACCACCGTGAAACAAAACAGAAAGCAACACGCCAAGCAGAAACAATCATAGATCCAAAAGGTAAACAAAAAACATGAGCCGCAGGAGCAGACCCCTCAAAACGAAAAACAGAACAAACAACACCAACCCAAACCACCGCACCACAACCAAAAAGAAAAGCAAAACGTAAACCAAGAAAGCGAGTCGTCGGGCAAAAAAAAGCCACAAACGGAAAAACATAACCACAAAAAACCCCAAAACAGCACGACACACAACCGAATGCCCCAATAGCTGAAGGCCACGGAACAGGGACACCAACAGGTAATGCAGAGCCTTCTCCCAAACCAACGTTTATGAAAATGCAGAGATAACGGCTAACTGGCATCATCCCCGGTTTTTATTCAGGGGATTGATCATGCTTATTGGCTATGTACGCGTGTCAACAAATGACCAGAACACCGATTTGCAACGTAATGCACTGAACTGCGCGGGATGTGAGCGGATTTTTGAGGACAAAATCAGTGGCACTAAGTCCGACAGACCGGGGCTGAAAAAACTACTCAGGACACTATCGGCAGGAGACACGCTGGTTGTCTGGAAGCTGGACAGGTTGGGGCGCAGTATGCGGCATCTTGTTACGCTGATAGAAGAGTTGCGCCAGCGTGGTGTGAATTTCAGAAGCCTGACTGACAGTATTGATACCAGTACCCCAATGGGCCGTTTCTTTTTTCATGTCATGGGTGCCCTGGCTGAAATGGAACGCGAACTGATAGTTGAACGTACCAGGGCAGGGCTGGCTGCAGCTCGTGCCAAAGGCAGAGTAGGTGGACGCCGTCCTAAGTTGACCACCGAACAGTGGGCACAGATTGGGCGTTTACTCGAGGCCGGAGAATCAAGACAGCGTATTGCACTGATTTTTGATGTAGGCGTTTCTACCATTTATAGAAAATTTCCGGCAAATAAGATCAATGAATCCCCCTGAATCAGCATTATGTTGATTATCCCTGCAAGCAGACAAATACCGTTATTTTGTGTGAATAACGACACAACTGCGCTTAGCTGTTTGTCAGGCACAATCACTTCAACATAGGGCGAAGCCTAATCCAATCAGGAGGTTCGCCACTATGGCTCAGGATTACCACCACGGGGTGCGCGTTGTTGAAGTCAACGAAGGCACCCGATCTATTACCACGGTGAGCACCGCCATCGTGGGTATGGTCTGCACGGGCGATGATGCCGATGCAAAAATGTTTCCTCTTAATAAACCCGTGCTGATCACTGATGTGCTGACTGCCAGCGGTAAAGCGGGTGAGTCAGGTACTCTGGCCCGTTCGCTGGATGCCATCGCTGACCAGGCAAAACCCGTGACCATTGTTGTGCGTGTGCCGCAGGGTGAAACGGAAGACGAAACCACGACCAATATCATCGGCGCAGTGACCGCTGAAGGTAAAAAAACAGGTATGAAAGCCCTGTTATCTGCCCAGTCACAGCTCGGCGTTAAACCGCGCATTCTCGGCGTGCCAGGCCACGACACCAAGGCGGTAGCTACTGAGTTGCTGAGCGTGGCGCAAAGCCTGCGTGGATTTGCTTACCTGTCAGCGTATGGCTGCAAGACAGTGCAGGAGGCGATCACTTACCGCGAAAACTTCAGCCAGCGCGAAGGGATGCTGATCTGGCCTGACTTTACTGGCTGGGACACGGTGCTGAATGCCGAAGCAACGGCATATGCCACCGCCCGTGCGCTTGGTCTGCGCGCCAAAATTGACGAGCAGACCGGATGGCACAAAAGCCTGTCCAACGTGGGCGTGAACGGTGTCACCGGAATTTCTGCAGATGTGTTCTGGGATCTGCAGGACCCGGCAACCGATGCAGGTCTGCTGAACCAGAACGACGTCACCACGCTTGTGCGTAAAGACGGTTTCCGCTTCTGGGGTTCCCGCTGCCTGAGTGATGACCCGCTCTTTGCCTTCGAAAACTACACCCGCACGGCGCAGGTGCTGATGGACACGATGGCAGAAGCACACATGTGGGCGGTGGATAAACCGCTTAACCCGTCGCTGGCCCGCGACATTATCGAAGGTATCCGCGCCAAAATGCGCAGCCTGGTCAGTCAGGGCTATCTCATTGGTGGTGATTGCTGGCTGGATGAGTCGGTGAACGACAAAGACACGCTGAAAGCCGGAAAACTCACCATCGACTACGACTACACGCCAGTGCCGCCACTTGAAAACCTGATGCTGCGTCAGCGCATCACCGATCAGTACCTGGTGAATTTCGCCAGCCAGGTCAGCGCGTAAGGGGACAACATGGCTTTACCACGCAAATTAAAACACCTGAACCTGTTTAACGACGGGAACAACTGGCAGGGGATCGTTGAGTCGCTGACGCTGCCGAAATTTACCCGCAAATATGAGAAGTATCGCGGCGGCGGAATGCCGGGTGCGGTGGATGTGGATCTGGGGCTTGATGACAGTGCGCTGGACACAGAATTTTCCATTGGTGGTACTGAATTGCTGCTGTTTAAACAGATGGGTAAAGCCACGGTGGATGGCATCCAGCTGCGCTTTACCGGCTCTATTCAGCGTGACGATACCGGGGAAGTGCAGGCCGTGGAGCTTGTCGTGCGTGGACGTCACAAAGAAGTGGATTCCGGCGAGTGGAAGACGGGCGAAAGCAACACGACCAAAGTGACCAGTACCAACAGCTACGCGAAGCTGACCATCAATGGTGAGGTGCTCTATGAAGTGGACCTTATCAACATGGTGGAAATTGTGGACGGTGTGGACCTGATGGAAGCGCACCGCAACGCCCTCGGCCTCTGATATATCTGAACGGCGCGGGATACCGCGCCAGAACCCAATTGACAGGACAGTAAAATGAGCGATAAGCAGACTGAAAAGACCATTCAACTGGATACCCCCATCAAGCGCGGTAAAACAGAAATCACCGAAATTGTGCTGCGTAAACCGCAGTCTGGTGCGCTACGCGGTACACGCCTGCAGGCCATTATGGATATGGATGTGAACGCGATGATGACCGTGATCCCCCGCATCTCCAGCCCGGCACTGACTGCACAGGAAATTGCAGAGATGGACCCGGCAGATCTCACTGCCATGTCGGTTGAGGTTGTCACTTTTTTGTTGAAGAAGTCGGTGCTTGCCGGTTTACCGACAGCCTGACGGTTGACGATCTGGTGGCAGATATCGCCACCATTTTTCACTGGCCGCCATCCGTTACTGACGTTATGCCGCTGACCGAAGTGCTGGAATGGCGGTATAAAGCGATTCAGAGAAGCGGGGCCAACGATGAGTGATAACAACCTGCGTCTGCAGGTCATTCTTAATGCGGTTGACAAACTCACCCGCCCATTCCGTGCTGCACAGGCCAGTTCGAAAGAGCTGGCTGGCGCAATTCAGAATACCAGAAACAGCCTCAAAGAACTGAATAAGCAGGCTGGCAGAATTGATGAGTTTCGCAAGACGCGCTCGCAACTAGCCATAACAGCCAACAACCTGAACGCAGCCCGCGAAGAGGCGGCAAAACTCGCCACACAATTTGCTGCCACTAACAGGCCAACCGCCGCGCAGGCAAAGTTATTCAGTCAGGCCAAAACACGAGTACAGGAACTTCAGCAGACCTATAACGGCTTGGTGGGGGCGGTCCAGAGACAACGTCAGGCACTTAAAGAATCAGGGATTGATACCAGGCAACTCAGTAGTGCCCAGCGAGAACTTAAGAAAAATGCTGAAGAAACAAGGCAGGCACTGGAGGGCCAGCAAAAAGCACTTAAACGTCTGGGTGAACAACAGGCACGGATGAACGCTGCCAGAGAACAATACTCAAGACGGCTTGAAGTGCGCGATCGTATCGCAGGAGCCGGAGCCACCACCACGGCTGCAGGGCTGGCAATGGGCGCGCCAGTGATGGCGGCGGTAAAAAGCTATACCAGCATGGAAGATGCCATGAAAGGTGTGGCAAAGCAGGTCAATGGTCTGCGTGACGATAATGGCAACCGCACTGCGCGTTTTTACGAAATGCAGGATGCCATCAAGGCTGCCAGCGAACAGTTGCCGATGGAAAACGGTGCGGTGGACTTCGCTGCACTGGTTGAAGGTGGTGCGCGCATGAACGTGGCAAACCCTGACGACAGCTGGGAAGACCAGAAACGTGACCTGCTGGCCTTCGCCAGTACGGCAGCAAAGGCGGCAACAGCCTTTGAGCTGCCAGCGGATGAACTGTCAGAAAGTCTGGGGAAAATCGCCCAGCTCTACAAAATACCTACCCGCAATATTGAACAGCTCGGCGATGCGCTGAACTATCTGGATGATAACGCCATGTCGAAAGGGGCGGACATCATTGATGTGATGCAACGTCTGGGCGGTGTGGCTGACCGTCTGGATTATCGTAAAGCGGCGGCACTGGGTTCCACCTTTCTGACACTGGGCGCTGCGCCGGAGGTTGCAGCCAGTGCAGCAAACGCGATGGTGCGTGAATTGTCCATTGCCACCATGCAAAGCAAGAGTTTCTTTGAAGGGATGAATCTGCTGAAACTCAATCCTGAAGTGATTGAAAAGCAGATGACGAAGGATGCGATGGGAACCATCCAGCGTGTACTGGAGAAGGTGAACGCACTGCCGCAGGACAAGCGTCTGTCTGCCATGACCATGTTGTTTGGTAAAGAGTTTGGCGATGACGCGGCGAAACTGGCAAACAACCTGCCGGAACTACAGCGCCAGCTAAAACTGACAGCGGGCAATGATGCGCTCGGTTCGATGCAGAAAGAATCCGACATCAACAAAGACTCACTTTCTGCTCAGTGGTTGCTGGTCAAAACCGGAGCGCAGAACACCTTCAGCAGCCTGGGCGAAACGCTGCGCCAGCCGCTGATGGATATTCTGTACACGGTGAAAAGCGTCACGGGGGCGTTGCGCCGCTGGGTGGAAGCTAACCCGGAACTGACAGGCACACTGATGAAAGTAGTGGCTGTTGTGGCTGCGGTTACCGTAGGCCTCGGCACCTTAGCGGTGGCGCTGGCTGCAGTGCTGGGGCCGCTGGCAGTGATCCGTCTGGGATTCTCTGTGCTGGGTATCAAAACGTTACCTTCCGTTACGGCAGCAGTAACTCGAACCAGCAGCGCGTTGTCCTGGCTGGCTGGCGCACCACTGGCACTGCTGCGACGCGGGCTTGCTTCATCGGGCAACGCAGCGGGTTTACTTACTGCTCCGTTGTCGTCTTTGCGTCGCACGGTATCACTGATGGGGAATGTCCTGAAAACTGTAGCAGGTGCGCCGGTTGCACTTTTGCGGTCTGGATTATCCGGTTTACGTGCTGTTGCTGTGATGTTTATGAATCCACTGGCAGCACTACGCGGTGGGCTGGCTGCCGCAGGCGCGGTGCTGCGTGTGCTCGCATCCGGCCCGCTGGCGATGCTGCGCGTTGCCCTGTATGCCATATCTGGTCTGTTAGGTGCTCTGCTCAGTCCGATAGGTCTTGTGGTTACTGCACTGGCGGGCGTGGCGCTGGTTGTCTGGAAATACTGGCAACCCATCACCGCATTTCTCGGTGGCGTGGTGGAAGGATTCAAAGCGGCGGCAGGTCCCATCAGTGCAGCGTTCGAACCGCTTAAGCCCGTGTTCCAGTGGATTGGCGACAAAGTGCAGGCGCTGTGGGGCTGGTTTACTGATCTGCTGACGCCCGTTAAGTCGACCTCTGCCGAACTGCAGAGCGCAGCGGCAATGGGGCGGCGATTCGGGGAGGCACTGGCGGAAGGGCTGAATATGGTCATGCATCCGCTGGACTCCCTGAAATCCGGCGTTTCCTGGTTGCTGGAGAAGCTCGGCATTGTCAGTAAAGAGGCCGCAAAGGCAAAACTGCCGGAAAGCGTGACGCGTCAGCAACCTGCGACGGTGAATGCAGACGGTAAAGTGATGATGCCATCGGGTGGTTTTCCATCATGGGGATATGGCTTTGCGGGGATGTATGACAGCGGCGGGTATATCCCGCGCGGGCAGTTTGGCATCGTCGGTGAAAACGGGCCGGAAATTGTTAACGGCCCGGCAAATGTGACCAGCCGGAGAAATACAGCTGCACTGGCTGCCGTTGTTGCCGGAATGATGGGCGTTGCTGCCGCGCCAGCAGAGCTTCCACCGTTGCACCCTTTGGCACTTCCCGCGAAAGGTGGAGAAGCAATTGTGAGTCGCGCAGCCACTGTGCCGCTCGTTCAACGGATTGAGGCACCGACGCAGATCATCATTCAGACGCAGCCAGGACAAAGTGCGCAGGATATTGCGCGGGAGGTGGCACGCCAGCTTGATGAACGTGAACGCAGGCTGAAGGCAAAAGCCAGGAGTAACTACAGCGATCAGGGGGGATACGACGCATGATGATGGTGCTGGGATTGTACGTGTTTATGCTGCGCACCGTTCCGTATCAGGAACTGCAGTATCAACGCAGCTGGCGACATGCGGCAAACAGTCGGGTAAACCGACGTCCGTCCACGCAGTTTCTGGGACCGGAAAACGACATGCTGACGCTTTCCGGTGTTCTTATGCCGGAAATAACAGGCGGCAGGCTGTCGTTGCTGGCACTGGAGCAGATGGCAGAACAGGGGAAAGCATGGCCCCTGATTGAAGGCAGCGGCACGATTTACGGCATGTATGTGATTGAGGGACTGAATCAGACTAAAACGGAGTTTTTCCGCGACGGTATGCCGCGCCGGATTGAGTTCACCCTGTCGCTCAAACGAGTGGATGAATCCCTGTCCGATATGTTCGGTGATCTCAGTGCGCAACTGAATAATTTGCAGGACACGGCAACGTCTGCCTTAAGCGATATCAGTAAAACGGTGGGAGGGCTGCTGTCGTGAATTTCAGCTCTGAACTGCTTAACAAAGGCAACAAAACTCCCGCATTCAGCATCAGTATTGAGGGCAGGGATATCACCACTGTGCTGGATAACCGCCTGATGAGTTTGACGCTGACGGATAACCGGGGCTTTGAAGCGGACCAGCTTGATCTGGAGCTGGATGACGCTGACGGAAAAATCGTGCTGCCGCGCCGTGGTGCGGTTATTACGCTGGCGCTGGGCTGGAAGGGGCAGCCGCTTTTCCCGAAAGGGGCATTCACAGTGGACGAGATTGAACACACTGGCGCACCGGACCGCCTGACTATCCGGGCGCGAAGTGCTGATTTTCGGGAAACGCTGAATACCCGCCGTGAAAAATCGTGGCATAAGACCACCGTCGGGGAAGTGGTGAAGGAAATAGCCGCGCGGCACAAGCTGAAGATGGCACTGGGTAAAGACCTGTCGGATAAGCCCGTAGAGCATATAGACCAGACTAATGAGAGTGACGGCAGTTTTCTGATGCGGCTGGCGCGACAGTACGGTGCCATCGCGTCGGTGAAAAATGGCAATCTGTTATTCATCCGGCAGGGGCAGGGCAAAAGCGCCACTGGTAAACCTCTGCCAGTGATCACTATCACACGCAAGGACGGCGACAGTCACCGATTTACCCTGGCAGATCGCGGAGCCTACACGGGCGTAATTGCCAGCTGGTTGCATACCCGCGAACCTGCGAAGAAAGAAAGCACCACGGTGAAGCGTAAGCGCAGAACTAAGAAGCAGAAGAAAGAGCCAGAAGCGAAGCAGGGCGATTACCTGGTGGGTACGGATGAAAACGTGCTGGTACTTAATCGCACTTATGCCAACCGGAGCAACGCCGAACGAGCGGCGAAAATGCAGTGGGAACGCCTGCAACGCGGCGTTGCGTCATTTTCGCTACAACTGGCAGAAGGGCGGGCAGATCTCTACACGGAAATGCCTGTGAAGGTCAGTGGTTTTAAACAGCCGATAGATGATGCGGAATGGACCATTACGACTCTGACACATACCGTCAGCCCGGATAACGGTTTTACAACCAGTATTGAACTCGAAGTGAAGATTGATGATCTTGAAATGGAATAAAGTGTTCTCAATATTGATATTTTGTGTATCATTACAATGATTCTGATAGCAAAGGTAGGGATCTGGATATGATGAATTGTCCAAAGTGTGGTCATGCGGCACACACAAGGAGCAGTTTTCAAGTAACTGAAAGCACCAAAGAGCGTTACTGCCAGTGCCAAAATATTAACTGCGGGAGCACTTTTGTTACTCATGAAACAGTGGTCCGGTTTATTGTGACACCCGCACTGATTGCTACTGCTCCTCCACATCCATTGCCAGGTGGTCAGGGGCATATGAATTTTTGAGAAAGAGAACCTGCTACGGCAGGTTTTTATTCATCTGGGATCTCACCCGTTTCAAGAAAATGTATAAAGCCAGGCTCATCTATGATGATTGTGCCTTTCATCCTGGCTGCCGATACTTTTGATGGGCCTGCATTGTAACCGCAACAGAGCATCTGAAGGCTTTGGGTTATAGAGGTTCTTACCGTTAATCCTTGTTCATTCGCCTTATCAACCAATCTTTCTTTATCTGCTTTCTTAAATCCGGTGAAACACACATCGAATGTATTTTTTTTCGGACCAGACTGCTTAGTGAGATGTGAGTAGCTTTCGGGGAGGAATGACGCGCATTCCTGAATGGCTTGTTCTGGTGAATCGTACTGTTTAAGAATGCGGTCTTTTCGGAAGGTTTTTATTCGATCGGTGTTCTTACAAATGCCCTGTATATGATTTTCGCTATAACTGATGCTCTGTATAGAGTGAACAGCGATACGACCATTTGCATTGATGTAAACAAAGTGAAGTTCTTCCAT